AGTATGCTGAATGTAACGGTAGTGCTATAGAATTACCGAATGAAGCTGCGGTCATTTTACAGATACTGGATAACTTTACGGAACAGGAAAAGGCTGTTAAAAAGGCGATTCAGGAACAAAAGAATAAGTTGTGTGCAATGCTTGGTGATAACGAAGTGGGATTTGTAGGAGAGCGTAAAGTAACATGGAAAATGCAAAATGGGAGGGTTACAGTGGACAGCAAAAAGTTAAAAACTGCATTTCCCGATATTTATCAACAGGTTGTAAAGCAAGGAAAACCATTAAGAGTATTTAGAGCATAGGAGGATATGAGATATGGCAACAACAAAAGGCGGATTGGCTGCTGCGAAACAAGCAGCAATGAGACCGTCACCTAAAAAACACATGATGGATTTAATTAAGTCCATGAAACCGCAAATTGAAGCGGCTTTGCCGTCCGTACTTACCGGTGAACGGTTTACTCGCATGGTGTTGTCAGCAATGAGTACAACGCCCAAGCTTATAGAATGTACGCCAAACAGTTTTCTAGGGGCTATGATGCAGGCTGCACAATTGGGCGTAGAACCTAACACGCCGCTGGGACAGGCGTACTTGATTCCCTATAAAAATAAAGGCACCTTAGAATGCCAGTTCCAGTTAGGCTATAAAGGTTTAATTGATTTAGCCTATCGAAGCGGCCAGGTCAAGGATATTCAAGCCCATGAAGTATACGAAAATGATGAATTTGAATATGAATTAGGGCTTGAAGCCAAGTTGCGGCATAAACCGGCTATGAAAGATAGGGGAACTGTCGTCGCCTATTATGCCGTATTCCATACGAAGGACGGTGGGTATGGATTCGAAGTTATGAGTGTTGATGACATTCGGAGTCATGCCAAGAAATACAGCCAAAGTTTTAACAGTACCTATAGTCCATGGTCGCGTAATTTTGACGAAATGGCAAAGAAAACCGTATTGAAGAAATGTCTGAAATACGCACCGCTTAAAACCGAATTTGTACGGGCAATGAATGCTGACGGTACGATCAAGTCAGCACTGGCAAAAGATATGGTTGATGAACATGATGAAACAGAATACATGGACATTGAATCTGAACCAGTACAGGACGAACCAGAAACACACTCGACAGCAAACGTTGATATGACGACGGGTGAGATTATCCCAACCAACCCAGCCGACAGGATAAGCGAAGACGATAAAATCCTAGAGGATTCATTAGATATGTAACACGGACCAGCCGGGGAGCAGGTGCTCTCCGGTACTGGCATCCCAACGAAAGGACGTAATGCAAATGAGGGTGGAAAAATTCGGGCATATATGTGAATACAACAAATGTCACAACCAGTACGTTGTCGAATTTCCGAACGGCTACGGCGCATCGGTCGTCGGCGGCGCACCTGGGTTATATGGAGACGGCACACATTTATTTGAGGTTGCCGTATTGAAACATGGTCAGGTTTGCTACGATACGCCAATTACAAATGATGTGATGGGCTATCAGACCGAAGAAGAAGTTACAGATATTTTGAGACAGATTGAAACGTTATAGGAGTGCATTATGCGATACATTGATGAAATCAATTCTTTTCACGATTGGCTGCTGACAAACTCTATTTCATCATCCGCACGTCTCCTTTGGTTTGCATTGATGCACTATTGCAACAAGACCGGATGGAAACGGGAGTTTAATGTGGCCATATCAGCATTAGAATTGGACACAGGGTTGAGTAAGCAATCCATCATCAGAGCTCGCAATGCATTACAGCAAAGTGGCCGGATTATTGTACGGACCCGAAAAGGAAATCAGTCAGCCATATATCAAATGGTGCCATTTGCGTACCAATATGGTACGCAAAGTAATACGCAAAGTGGTACACAAAACGTTGCGTACCACAGAGGAACGCAAAATGATACGCAAAACGATACGCTACCCGATACACAAGCCGATACACAGACCGATACGCTACCCGATACACAAAGCGATACCATACCTAGACATAGACTAGACAAGACTAGACTAGAAGAAGATCCTGCTGCTACTACGCGCGCGTGCGCGCAAAATAAAATTGGCGAAGTCGTGCAATGCTACCAGAAAAACATTCGGCCTATTTGCAGCGAAATCGAAGGCCAGAAATTATACGACATGGTAGAACAGTATGGAAAAGAAGCTGTGTTGAAGGCTATTGAACGGGCCGTATTGCGCGGTGGCAGGACGCTGAGCTATATCAACGGCATTCTTCAGTCTTGGGAGCAGCACGGTTATGATGAGGAGGCAGAACATGGGAACAAAGATAGAACGAATGCAGCCCGTCGGCGCAACGGCAAGCCGGTTCGCCGGGAAAATAGCGCAGTTAAAGGCGGCGTCCGGACAGATTGGAGCGACGTGCCCGATGGATGGGTATGAAGCCGATCCGGATTACAGGGATGCGATACGTGCTTATGATGGCGGAGCAGGGCTTAAAAGCCGGGAAGAAGAGCGTCTGGAATCGCACGGCATTTATAAACGCTTCTGGCCGGTCAATGCAGCATATATTGAAAAGCGTGGCGTACCTGCTGAGAATGCTAAGGCATGGCTGGCCGTGAAGACGTATATCAAGAATCTGGACAAACATATCCGCCAGGGCGAGGGTTTGACGCTCGTCGGCGGCGTCGGCACGATGAAGACGACGATGGCTATTGCTGTACTGCGCGAGCTGGTAGACCGCCAGCAGGTGGGATATTTTATCCCTATGGTTAGCCTGCTGGATAATTTAAACCAAATGCGGGAACGGCGCGACGGCAGCCTAATCCAACTTGAAAACCGGATACGTACAACGCCGCTTTTGGTTCTTGATGATCTCGGCGCCGAATACGATCACACCTGGGTACAGTGCAAAGTCGATGCGATTATTGCGGAGCGCTACAACCGTATGCGGGCAACGATTGTGACCAGTAATCTTGCCGCAGAAGACATTAGAGACCGGTATCAGCTGCGTATTTACGACCGCCTGCGGGCGACGAATAAGATTATTACGTTCAAGGGCGATTCTAAGCGCGAGTCTTGGGGGTGATTAACGTGGGAAAGAAAGAGCGCGAGAAAGGCAAGCGCGGCGAACGCATGTGGGCGGCTGTCTGCAGGGAAGAAGGGTACAACGTCCGCCGTACATCGCAATACTGCGGCCAGACTGGCGACGCTGCCGACTGTATTGGTCTTCCGGGTATTCATCAAGAGGTCAAGTTTGTAGAACGACTGAATATCCGGGAAGCGATGGAACAGGCAGAACACGACGCAGCGGAAAAGGGCTGCGGCGATATTCCCATTGTTGCACACAAGAAATCGCACGCAGAATGGTTGGTAACGATGAAAGCTTCCGACTGGTTCAAGTTATACCGGGAATGGGAATGCGGGCGACAGAAGGAGGAAAAATGAGCGATTTTGGAAAGGATAAGATCGTAGTGAGTAGGAGTAACTACTCTCCTAAAGATGGAGAGCGGGTATATTTTGTCGATTGGGACGCTTTTGTCGAGGTTTTTGAGTACGATCCAACGGATATTTTTGACGCGATATTGGTCAAGATGGGGAACTGTTTTAAAACAGAAGAAGCTGCCAGGGAAAATGTAGAAGAAATGCAGAGCCGATTCGGACAATTATTACACTATGCTGAAGAATTAAGACGAAATCGAGGTGGGCATGATGAAATGGAGACGGCGGACATATGAAGTAGAAGCTATCTTATTTACTGGAGACAACACCCAGGAAATAAAAAACTTTCTTGGGGATCCATGGAAGGTTGATTTAGCCAATCCAAAAGATGGACAATACCTCATTTGGCGCGTGAAAAAGGATGGTAGCATGGATGTAACCGTCCTGGTTAAAAATAAGTTCGTTGTTAAGTGTTCTGAAGGATTTTGTTTAATGGACAAAGAGGAATTTTTGTCTGAATATGAAAAGGTGAACGTATGAGATGGATTAAAGCCAATGAGATGGGGCCGGATTTAAAGCATAAAGACCAGTTTGGCAAAATGTTTTCTGATAATGTTATCTGCTTAGACGAGGACGGAGAACCGCATATTGCCTGCTTGACGTATTGGGACTTTGATTTTATGTGGGAATTTACCGACGATGAGGCAGCCCATGAAGTTGACGAGGTTACATACTGGGCCCCGATACCACCACTATCAAAGGAGGATGATTAAGGTGAAATGGATAAGACCACAAGATGGGTTGCCGGAATTGAAGAACACCAACGAAAAGTACAGCGGAATATATTCGGATGTTGTCCTAATTTACCGAAATGGCAGCTATTATGTAGCTTATTTGCATTCTGTTGATGGCCCAGAAGATGGATTCTGGATTGCTTATGATGCCGATAAAGAATTTAAAGCAGAGGACATTACCTGCTGGGCGCCGATTGCACCGCCACCCAAAGAATGTCTGGGAGATGATGTTTTGTGAAAACAATCTTGCGATGGCCTGGCGCAAAGTGGCGCATAGCTGACTGGATTATCAGCCAGTTCCCAGCGCATGAAGTCTATGTCGAGCCGTTTTTCGGCAGCGGTGCTGTGTTTTTTCGCAAGCCGCCTTCGGGGACAGAGACGATAAATGACATTGACGGCGATGTAGTCAATCTCTTTAAAGTCGTGCGTGACGACGCAGATAGTCTTTGCAGGGCCATTGAAATGACGCCGTATTCACGACAGGAGTACCAGTTAAGCCATGACGTGGCAGCCGATCCGATAGAGCGGGCAAGGCGATTTTTAGTGCGAACGTGGCAGGCGTTTGGCGGTAAGACAAGCAGTAACGCCGGCGGATGGGCGCATGATAGGACCAATACCGTATTTAGGCCCAAATATTGGAGCCAGTTGCCGGGACGGATATTAGATACTGTGGAACGACTCAAGCATGTACAACTTGAGTGTATGGACGCATTGGAGTTGATACCGCTGTATAACCGCCGGGGGACATTACTCTATGTAGATCCGCCGTATCTAATGAGCACGCGGACGCAGGAGCATTACAAGCATGAGTTTTATAAGCCGGAACAGCATGTAAAGCTGCTTGAACTATGCAAACAGCATAAAGGGTATTGCATTATCAGCAGCTACGAAAATGAGCTGTATGATACGGTACTGGACGGCTGGGAAAAGACAAGGGTTCGAGTACAGACGAATTGTGCTAACACGGCTACGGAATGTCTGTATATCAATCCGGCAAGTATACTGCAGATGAATTTGTTTGAATGAGGTGCGATTATGTATTTAGAAGATTATCTTATAAAGCAAATGAGGCGGATGCCAATAAGAAAAAGTCTGCAAAATGGGATGATATGCGCTTATAAAAATAAGCGTTGCAGCTCTCGAACATGTAAGTATTACTACGAGAACGAGAAAAAAGGATACGATCAATGTGAAGCCCGGGCAAGAACCGCAGCAGAAATAGGAGCGATATTGGCGGCCTGTGAACTATCAAAAAAAGCAAGGGGCGGTCAACGGCTACAAGGTAAAAAGAAACGAGCGCGCTTACTTGCTAAGCTGTATGCATGGGAAGCGGCGCGGAAGATATGGAATAAGGGAGCTGAGGATATATGAATTTTTGGGAAAGTCTTAAGAACTGCCCCTGCTGCGGAGCTGAAGCAGTATTATACCCGGTCTTTATTAACCGAGGAAGATTAGGGCAAACTCAGGAGTTTATCGTGGCTTGCAAGGGATGTGGACTAAACACTAGCCGGTATGGAACTCCGGAAGATGCTCAGCGGGCATGGAATAAGCGACAGGATGGGATATAGATATGAACTTTTGGGATTGGCTGAACCAGAATCCGGGATGGTTTGCGTGGTATTTGTTTCTAGCCTTGCTGATGGTTGATGTAATTTCACAAATTTGGAAAAAGTGAGGACGCTGCGATGAACATTTTTAGCAGAAAGAAAATTGGCATTGATCAAGCTTTCCGTAAAAAAAGAAAGCTGTTATATGAAATGAAGATGACAGCAGGCTGCGAGTCCGGGCTTGATGTGTCGCAGGTACTGATGTTTCAGGCCCTGCACGACACGTACGGCTTTGGCCGGAATCGCTTTGAACGCATGGCAAAGAAGTGGATTGACGTTGAAAAGAACGGCAATGACTATGTACTGCATTGGTTTGAAAAACTCAAGCAAGAGGGGTTCAGCAGCACGCGCATGGACAAGTACTGCGAAACACTGGAACGCCTGATTACTGGCAATGAAAAAGATATTCGTATCAAAGAGCGGGTGCGGAATATGCTCGCCGGCGGTATTGTTGTCATGATGATTACACTCTATGAAGACTATGGATTCCGGCGTCGGCGCATTGAAGCAATACAACGGAAGCTCAATGATTATGCGTACTTGATTAAAAAAGAGGACGTAAGCATTTGGCAATTCATGGAATGCCTGCATCGTGAATGCGGGATTACCATCCCAACGCTGGAAGAGTACCGGAATGATCCGGACCCGCGGCGAAGAAAAGAGCACGCGGAGGAACTGATGATATACGGGCCATTGGACCAAAAGCGCGTGAAATACGATGAAAATGGGAAGCAGGTGGTATCGTGCATGGGATAAGCAGATATAAGCTTGTAAATGCAATAATCACTATCGGCGAAGTATTGATATTTTTATCTCTGACGCTGGGAGTTATTGGATGCTTAATTTATACATGGATGACTTCTGACATATGGGCCTTTTGGACGGTTTCCACATTTGTAGTTATTTCGTATGGAACGATACTTGTTTTAATTGGAAATTTGATGGACTGATGAACGGAGCAGATATGGATGCGCGACTGCTGAAGGCTGCGCGAGAAAAGAAATTAGAGAAAAAGCCGGCGGAAACACTAACGCTGCATGTGTCCTTGGCTGAAATGGACATTATTATAGAAGGCTTGTACTGGAAGGGCAATGAAGTCGGTCCAGACAGTGCAGGCAGCCGGCGGCTGTACAATAAGCTGTATAAGGCAAGGGAAAAGTTTATGAAGCAACGGGCAGCAAAGGGGTGAAAGATACAATGAATTTTGACGAGCTCAAAGAAGGCATGCGTGTGAAGTGGGGAGAATCAGAAGGCAGAATTGTCAAATTGTATACGAGCCACGCTTGGGCGGAGTTTAAAAATACCATTAATGTTCCAGAAAATTTATATATTGATAGGGAGAATGTGCAATACATTGTTCCAGTGGAACCAGAAAAGGGACATAAATTTGAAACAGGTATGCGAGTAAAGTATAAGCACCAGTTGGGAACCGTTGAAGCAGTAGGCAAAGACTGTTGTTTTGTACGATTTGATAATGCCTGGGGAGACCTTCCGTGTTTATTTGAAAATGAAATGCTGAATGAGTTACAGATTGTTGAAGACGAAAAGGATGAGATAGAAAATATTACTCAAACTTCGCCTTCCTATTATGATGTCGGCGGCATATCCGTTAACGACGTGATTCGGGCGAAGCTGACGCCAGAGGAATACGCCGGCTGGTGTAAGGGAAATATCCTTAAATACACGATGCGGGCGAAGTACAAGGAAGACGAGCAGAAGGATTTGAAGAAAGCTGCAGATTATATGCGGTGGCTGATTGAAAGCAAGGAGAGCCAAGACGATGTCAAACGATAAAGAATTATTGATTAATAATTTTTTCCGGGTTCCTCGGAAAATGTTACGTAAAAAGTATCCTGATATGAAATTTTGCGGTTGGTATAATCATAAAAAGAAATGTCGTCCGGGGTTATGTGAAGATTATAAAGAAGGGTACTGCGATGAATGTTTAAGTGCACATGATATTGCAAGCATTAGCTTTATCTATTATTCACATATGAAAAACATCAACAGACATAATAAGCATAAATTGCGTACCAAAATGATGCTCAAAGCTTTTGAGCAGATACATCTGTCTATGTCAAGATATTGCATAAAGTGTAAAGTAAAAGATGCTCTTTGTTGTTTTATTCAGGATGGAGAAGCGTTTGTTAATAAACATTGCATACATCCGTTACGAGAAATGCAGTCGTTTTCATGTAGGAGGACTTTTTAAAATGAAGTGTGCATGTGGAAGCGAAAATACGCAAATATTGGAGTGGCTTCCGCAACACGTTGCGTACATATGTAACCACTGCGGTAGGGCATGGCTGGTTCCGAAGTCAGCAAATTTATATATGAATGAACGATTATATCCGTCGAATGAGTGCAGAAATATGGGAAATAAGGAGAAATAAATCATGAACTACATCAAAGAATTTATGAAACAAAATGGGATTGCGTACGATAAAGCATTTGATATTGTGGGTCTAAGTGGCAAGTATGTTATCAATAAACAGCATCGGCTTATCGATCCGTATAATTCTGAAAAGGACGACTTACTGCTGGATCTTATGACCGGGGATATGGTACCAGTTACGATATATGCGAAATTTGCCAGCGATAACGGGTTGATGCTTAATATGCGATATGAGGTCTATCATGATGATAAGAGCTTAGGAACCATTACAATACATAATGACTGCATATCCCTTGATGGGCCCAGAGAAAATAATATTTGTGAATTACTGGGCATGATTGCGCTGAATATCGCAAGGGTAGAAGCGCGGGGAATGGTTGGTAATGAATAGAGGGGATACGAAATGAACTACACTCCAGAAGCGTTTAAGAAGATTGTGCTACAGAAATTGGCCGGCAAAATGAAG